CCTTCTTTTAACTTTAAACAATTACATACTAACCATAGTAAAAGAGCAAAAATAATCGAATGAATCAATGCAACTACTATATGATTTCCTTTGATTGGTACTTTTACAAATAATCCCGGTGTAACGAGGAAAAATAGTAAAAATACAATTAAAAATTTTACTATCATTCTATATTATTCATTCCTATATTTTTTTTTGTTTTTACTAAAATAGGAAAACATACGATAATCCGTTTGAAAGCTGCTCCATTTGGAAGCTTTGATTATGTCTTGGAAAAAGGGTGATTCAATGATCTCTTTCCATTCTAAACCGTCCTCTTTATTTTGAATTGGTATACCGAAAGTAAGTTGACTCATTCCGTATTTTCCAAGACTATCAATTACAGGATATTGTTTTTCATTGAAATTCAACAACAATTTCGGTTTATGTAAATGCAAGCATTTTTTCGAACCATAACGAAGACCCAATCCTTTTCGTGTAATATTATGAACAACCTCAATATCATTTCTCTTGGTCTTTTTCTTCTTTAATTTTCTTGCATCATAACAAGAAGAATCAAACAATATGTCTAAACCTTCGGCTTTTGGAACTAATATTTTCTGAAAAGAGTCATAATCATAATTCGGTAAAAATGGCCATTTCGATAATACTAATCGATGTTTTTTACCTTTTTCATCAATAATAAAACTGGGTTCACGTGGAAGACGATTTTCAATCACGTATACATCAAAACGACTTTGAACAGACAGCTTATCCAAACCCTCTTTTTTACTGTAAATATGTAAAAATCGTAAATAGTTCTCTTGGACCATTAAAGAATATAAGCCTTGTTCAGGACGTCTCCATGAACTTGGTGTTAAAAATCCAAAGTATCCATTGGCTTTCAATAACCCTTTTTCCAAGACATTCTTAATAAAAAACGTCCATAAAACACGATTTCCGACACTTCCTTTATAAACCTCCTTCTTGGATATTTGAAAAGGCGGATTTCCTAAAATCCCGTTAAATTGCATAGATTTAAAGTCATGGGTCAAAAAGTCCGCTTGATAAATATGACAATTGTTTCCAAATCGTTCTTTCAAAATACTCACGTTTTTCCCATTTAGTTCCACCATATACAACATGTTTTCTAAAATATGCTTTTTCCGGGCTTTTTCATCCACTATTTTTTTCTCCAATCCTTTTATCAATCGTAAATAAAGGACTAAGAAGAAGTGTCCAGTACCAGCAGCCGGATCGAGCCATGTCCAATCCGGTTCAGAGTAAGCACTTTCAGGAATATGATTCAATATTTCTTCCACTAAAAAAAGGGGCGTCATCACTTCGGCGTACTTATTTTTCCGCTTTTCATCCATAACCGATGTTTGAAGTAGTTCTTTGATTTCTTTTTCTGACATGCTAACAATACTCATTTCTTTATAATGTAAACTATATTATAAAGAGATTTTATAGTAATTAATTTTCGATTTCAATGATTTCTACATCAACGCTCGGTTGTTCAGAATAAGAAGGATCATCTAAAAACATATCCAAAATGGCCATACGTGTGTATACACCATTTTCCATTTGCTGAATAAAATTAGATCGTTCGTCGTCATCAATTTCAGTGGGTAGTTCTTCATTACGAGGAAGAGGGTGCATGACAATACAATTGGTTTGAAGTTGTTTATAAACAGATTTGTCTAAAATAATATTTGGTTTTTGCGCTTCTTCATGACGCTCTTTTTGAAAACGTGTAGCATAAACAACTTGAAATTTATTCCATTGTACACTATCTTTTGTTAATACGATTTCCTTTAGACCTTCATCATGATTGTTTTCCTTAATATGGTCTATCATTTCTTCACTTGGATCACATCCGTCATAGGGCAATAAGAAAACATTTATAGGAGGAAACATGTAAAGCAAATGCAAAAGAGAGTGAATGGTTCGCGAATGTAAAACGTCGCCTACAAGTAATATATTGTATGGATCATAATTATTTACTGCATGAGAATGATTTAGATATACTAAGGGATGATGAAAATGATTGTTTTGTAGAAATTCCCGAATGGTATACATATCTAATAGCGCTTGCGTAGGGTGTTCTCCGTCTCCATCGCCAGCATTAATGACTGGAATATGAGATACTTCCGATGCGTGCTCGACGGCACCTTTTTCTGGATGGCGAACTACCATAACATCTCCATAAAGACTTAATGTTTGAATTGTGTCTTCGAAACTTTCTCCTTTTTTAACACTAGATACGTCTTTATTAAACGTAATAACATTCCCCCCCAAACGATATGCTGCAGTTGCAAATGACAAAGATGTTCTTGTACTGGGCTCAAAAAAAGCATTTACTAAAATAAAGTTTTTTGCTTCAAATTTACCGAGTTTCATTTGATCTGTTCTTTTAAGAATTTTTTCAACATGAGAAAGTAGGAAATTTCGACACGAAAGCATCTTTATAAAGAATATCATATTGTGTTTATTTCATTTCTAATAAAAAGAAATTCCTTGAATAATATATAATGGAAGAATGGGTAAATGTTAGTGGAACAATATCATTGATAATACAGATTATTATTTTCATAGCGTCAATATACACAATCCAATTACAATTACCACCGAATCATTTGATTTTGGGTAAAATATTGATGGTAGAAAATGTAGTTCAATTAATTGAAATCGTCTTTTATGGATGGCTCATGTTTTCTGTATTGAAACCCGAAGGAGAAATTACTTGGGTACGTTATGTTGATTGGGTATTTACGACTCCTGCTATGCTGTTTTCATTGGTGTGTTTTATGTTGTATATCGATTCGGACAATAAAGAAATTACATTAGCAAATATCTGGGAAAGTAAATCCCAACCGCTTATTATTATCTTTGTAGCGAACTTTTTGATGTTATTATTCGGCTTTTTAGCGGAATTAAAAATAGGGAATTATTTGCTCAATATGATACTTGGATTTATTGCCTTTTTCGTATCCTTTTGGACTATATTTACTGATTTTATGGGAACTAGTTTAGTGAACAAGGTATTGTTTTATTCTACTTTTGTATTGTGGTTATTATATGGCGTTGCCGCATTGATGTCGTATCATTCCAAAAACATTTTTTACAATATTTTAGACATTTTTTCTAAGAACATAATGGCTCTTGCTTTAGTATTATACATACATTACATATTGAACACTGAACCCTTTTGTTCTTAAAAAAAACATGAAATAATAGTATTTCATGTTTTTATTTGTGTGTTTATATATTTCTATTTATACTGCGTTGTTGTTCAACAACCAAAGATACAAATATAACAACGGAAACAACGAATAAAGCGACTACGAAGAAGGCCATTATTGGGATTATTGTGAGAATACTTTATTCAAGGAAGCCGATCAATTTTTTGACTTTCCTTTGGAAACGAGTTTCTTCGTTTTCTTTGTCACCTTTTCACCTTGACCACTTTGAATCAAAGCACGTTTCTTTTGATAGTTATTATATTCTTTGTCCAATATTTCCAATTCATTCAACCACATTGTTTCTAAAGTAGTCTTTTTCAATACATTCAATTCCTCCTCAGCTTCGCCTTTTTCCTTCATGATTTTATCAACATTTTCTTGTGTTACGGAATCCATGGGCATTTTGATCAAATATTTGAAATCTCCATCAATGAGTTTGTAGTCCTTGTCCATTAACATTTGTGTGACCTCTTCGGCTCTCTTACGACGCAAGTCAATCGTCCCCTTCAAATTTTCATTAATATAACGGGCCTTATTAGACAACTTGATTAATTTCTTTTCCAGATCCGCCACTAAATATGCCTTGCGTTTTTTGTAAACATCTAGGCGAACATTGTAGAAGGAATCAATAATTTCACTCACAGTCTTATATTTATGTAGTTTGCACTGATCGTCGAACATATGCATGTTTGTAGTCGAAACGCTGGTAGCCAATTTCAAGAGTTTTTCCAATCCATTCACACCAGTCACACTATCGACTATGTTCTCCAATTCCTCTATTTTCCCTTGTGGGAATGTTACGTTGATATGAATATTCACTTCCGTGCACAAAGAACTGTAATCACGCAAAGTGGGTTGGATTTTCTTTCCATTTTTGTCTACTCCACCTTCTAGTAATCCTTCAATAAAACTGGTATAGGGCATCGTCCATGTGCCAATTGGAAGCTCAGTAATACATATACTATTGATTCCTGTCTTTTCATAACATCCTTTAATCAAATATTTGTGCTCTTCCAACTGTTTGACTGTTCCTTTGAATCCTTCATAATATGGAACGAATTCAATTGAATCGGTCGATTTATTGTTGAGTTTTTCCTTTAAATAATGAATCAACTGTTTTGGGTAGAAAGGCGGAATCGAACACGAGAATCCAGTTCCAATACCCGATATACCGTTGACTAGGGCAAAGGGAATGATAGGTGAATAGAATTCCGGCTCGACCAATGTACCATCATCGTCCAAATAAGTGAGCACATGATCATCGGCTTCAGGGAATATGAAACGAGTCAATGGATTCAACATGGTAAAGATATATCTCTCTGATGCACTGTCATCACCACCGTGTAGTCGTGTACCAAACTGACCATTTGGTTCCAATAAGTTGATATTATTGGACCCCACGTAGTTTTGAGCCATGTTGACAATAGCACCATTTAGCGAAGCCTCACCGTGATGATACGCACTGTGTTCGGAAACATATCCCGAAAACTGAGCCACTTTAATTTCCGAAGTCAATTTACGTTTAAAGGCACTATAAAGGATTTTGCGTAAAGACGTCTTCAAACCATCCATCATATTCGGTATGGAACGAGCACAATCATATGTGCTAAAATGAATCATTTCACGGTTAATAAATTCCTCATAATGAACACTGTGTTTATTGGTATCCAAATAGGCTGTTTTATCATAGTTTTCCAACCAGGTTTTACGATCATCCGGGCGTTTCTTATTAAAGACTTTGTCAATGTGATCGTCGCTTGTTTGCTGGTATACGAAATCCACTATTTTCTTATGGGCAAAATATTCCTTGAACTCCTTAGAAGTTGACGTTCCCAATCCCTTAAAATATTTGATCGTCCATCCTTTTGTTCCATTGTTTCCCAAATTTTCCTTCCATTGTGCATATTCACCGTCGTTATAAAATAGTTTGGTTTCGGTACCTTTTTTTGCACGCAAGATAGGTGTATTCATGAAGGAAAGGAATCCAGAAAGTTTGATCAACGATGGCCATTCGGCATGAAACAAATTGATCGCCAATCCTTTGATATGTGAACCATCTAAATCCTGATCGGTCATCACCATAATTTTACCATAGCGCAAATGACGATGCACATCATCAATCGATTTGTATACATGTCCCTTTTCTAAACCCAGGATCTTTTTGATATCAGTAATTTCCTTGTTATCGGTAATTTTCTTCACCTGTTCACCACGAACATTGAGCAACTTACCTTTCAAGGGATAAATACCTATTGTATTTCGATCATCACTCGAAAGACCGGATACAATACCCGACAACGCTGAAAGTCCCTCGCACAAAATCAAAATACACTCCTTTGATCTTGTTGTGCCGCTATGGTTCGCGTCAATGAAATTGTTGATTCCGCGCACGTTTTTGGTTTTGCTTCCATCTGTCTTTTTCGCATTTTTGTTTTCCTTTGCCTCGGACAAGGTGCACGCCAAATCCATGACACCCATTTTCGCGACTTTTTCTACAAAGTTATCACTGACGACACATGTTGAACCGAATTTCGCTACGGGTGTATTCATGTAATCCTTGGTTTGGCTATCAAAAGCCGGATTTTCAATATCACAACGCAAGAATAGGATGAGCTGTTCCTTGATTGCGCTCGGTGGAACCTTTACCTTCTTCTTCTTCTCAATATAATCACACAGTTTTCGGGTTAATTGGTTCATAATGTAATCCACGTGCTTTCCTCCTTTAAACGTGCAAATGCCATTTACAAAAGATACTTGCGTGAATTCTTGTGAAGGAGCAATGGCAACTGCATATTCCCAACGATCTTCATGTGATTCATGAACGCGTTTTGAAGTTTCCTTCTTTCCAATATACAGGTCGATGTATTGCTGAAAATTTTTCACGGGGACTTGCACATCGTTATAACCTATTTTCACTTTTTTAATGGAATGATCGGTAACAGCAGCAATGTCATATACACGTTTCTTAATAAGAGCAAGCATATCATGTGTGAGTCCACGAATACCAAACCGAGCATAATCCGGACGAAACGATACCTTGGTATATGGTTTCGATGACTTGGAAACTTTAGTAATAACCGGCGGTTCTAACACATCCAAATTACTACGAAACTCTTGCACATATTTTAGACCGCGAACATGATCGATTGTTTCCACACGACCATAGGTAGACCAAATCAACACGAGTTTAAATCCAAATCCATTCTTTCCACCTACAATACGTTTTTCAGTTTTGTCGTAATTGGTTGAAGTGCGCAAATGACCGAAAATCATTTCAGGAATCCAAATATCATATTCAGGATGTTTCGCAATATCGATACCATTTCCGTCGTTACTCAAGGTAATAAGGCCATCTTCAGAAACATCAGTATTAATATACGAAACAAAGTGTTTTTGCAAAAGGGGTGAATGAATCATACGAAGAACATGATCACGACAATTTACAATGCCTTCGTCAAAGAGTTTGTATAATCCAGGAATATATTCAATCGATTTACAAACGATCGACTCTTTTTCATTGTCGTAAACCCACATATTAGCATCGACATTTTCAACTGATCCAATATACGTATCCGGATTGTCTAAAATGTGTTGTTTGTCGGTTTTGCGTTGGTATTGTTTTGCAAGATGATCGTTACTCATATTTTAGAACTATAAGTAAAACTATACTTTACTTATTATATCAATTTTATATGACTTTTAAAAAAATATAATCTGTATATATAAATGGCTACTGCAACTTGTAATACTTCCATACCACCTTTATATTATTCCAAAATTCAAAATGCTACACTAAAACAGTTAAAAGACGAATTGGAAACTAGAAAAATTGGGTTTACGTATGTAACCCCCTATAATCACGATGATCAACGTGCAGCATGGATACAATTAATATTAAATCAACATCCACCAAAGCCGTGTGATGATAATTGCGATGGTGGACAGGGAGAAGTATGTGGAAATAATTATTGTTGTCCTCCTTCTCGTAACAATTTAACATGTGGTTCATTAACACAAACGCAAAGAAAAACAAATGTATTGAAACATGGACCGAATTATATTGGCATCAGTAAAAAACAGTTATATGGTGAGTATATTAATCGCACGCCAGGTATGACTACATTTGCAAATAAGAAATTACCCAGCTTAAAGGCGACCAACGATGCAAGTATAGCTTGCTTCAAAACTTATTGGTGTGTTAATAAATAATTTCACACGATTTAAAGATTACATACTATATTCATTATAGTATGTACAATTATATTCGAAACGGTTTGTATGTAATTCCACTTTTCCCTTTGTTGTATTACACGTCAAACGATCTATTTTTATCTACATGTATATGTTTAAAGTTATTTTCCGGAAATTTTTGGTATTATTATTCACATTTGTATAATTACAATATACCACGCGAATATAACGTATTGAAGCAATTTATTCGATTAACTGATACAGGACATTTGGTATCTTTTGTTTATTATTTCAATCCAGCCTTTTTTCCTGTTGCATTTAACGTCCATTTTATTATTTCATTTGCATATTGGCTAACTACACTTTTATTTGGAATGGAAGATGTAGACAATGCTACAGACAGTTCGATGATTATGCCTGTGCAGAATACTTTTTGTGCTTTGAATCATGGATTTCCCCTATTATTGTTAATAGTAAAAATGTCAAAAGATCCTGATATATGTATCAACTGTTTTAACGAACAGTCATTATATTACACACAGTTATGGCTTTATAGTTGGTTATTTTTCATATATATTCCGTGGCGTGTAATAACAAAGGATCCCGTATATTCTATTTTAGAAGGACATACTTTCATGAAACTATTCTATAAAATACCAATTGTAATACTTGTTTTTTATTTAGCTACAGTTGCAAATTATAGTGGAAATTATTTGTCTGGTTTCTTTGAAAATTTTCTTTATTAATGAGTGTATTTCGTTAAAAAAATCTAAAATGAAATATGATTCATTCATATAAATGGATTCAATAAAGTTTATAACACTTACAAATAATGGTTACATCGATTATACGTTAAATTGTTTGAAGTCTTTGGAACTAATTGACTTCCAACAACCATTACATTGTTATACGATCGGGGAGGAATGTTACAATACTTTACAATCAAAAAAATATAAATCTACTTTGTTGAAATCAGATGATATTGAAGACACAAATTTCAATCGATTTAGAACGGGAAATTGGCATAATATAACAAAAAGAAAATTCGAAATAATACACAAGGAATTACAAGAAAATGAGTTCGTTTGTTTTACTGATGGGGACATAGTTTTTCTAGATAAAAATTTTATGAAATATTGTTTGGATTGTATACAAGATAATGACATGGTTATTCAAAACGATACTTTATCTGATTCAAGTCATCAAACATTATGTAGCGGCTTTATGTTTATCAAATCGAATAAAAATACATTAAACATTTTTAATCCAAAAAACGTTGAACAATATGTTAGACCTGGATGGGACGATCAAATTTATATAAATGAAATTAAATCGAAAATAAAATACTCCCTCTTTCCACTTGATTTATTTCCAAATGGACAATATTTCTATAATTCACAAAAAAAAAATATGTTTAATATTATGTCTAATACTAAGTCTAACAATATGATGATACATTTTAATTGGGTTATAGGTCATGAAAAACAAAACAGAATGAAAAAATATAATAAATGGTATGTATGAATATTATATAACCTATCTATAATCTATATGGTTCAAAATAGCAATAAAATACTCATGTGTATAGATCCACAGTGCAAACCGAATTTAAAACCTGGATTTCATAATCAATACAATCATACCAAACAAACATGTAAACAACATTACAGCAAAATGGCGAATCATAGAAAAGCCATACATAAAACATGTGGTAGAAATAGTGATAAAGTTGCACACAACGGACTAGAAATATCAAGACAAATTACAAAAACAACTGTACATTATAAAAACAAATACCCTATCATTAATTTCTGTTAAGAAATATATAGATAGTTTATTATGCGTGATCAACAATGTACATTTTTGGGAGGAAAAAATTCGTCGAATCCGCGTTGTGTATTGCCTTATTGTGGAACACGGTTGCAGGTTTGGAGGGGAATGGCGAACGAAACTTCTGGAGGGTTAAAGAAGAAAGATTTAGTCAAAAATAAATGGGGGCGCATTGTTTCT